TCAAACAGATTCTCCATCATTTAATACAAATTTTCGTTCAAAAGTTGTTCCAGTTGCTTCGGCAATCTGATCTAAATCCGATATTGTAAAAGTTTCTCTTTTCAACTTAGCATTCAGATTTTGTGGTGACATTCCCATTCTGCGTGCCAATTCTGAGACACTAATATTTGTCCTAACACATAATACTTTTATTTGTTCTGATATAGTCATAAGGGTACCTCTTTAAAAAATCAACGGTTACATTTCAATTATAAAACTTAAGTTTTAAATAGTCAATATACTCAACCCCCAAACAACATCAAGGTATTGCAACTCCCCTCCCATAAAAAACTGGCCCACCAGAGCTCATCACTCCAGCAGGCCACCCACTCACATCCTATATCCTCTCCCCATACTCCAAACTAATCCACCCGGCTCCGCTTCTCAGCTTCCCCCATTTCTCAGCACCTTCCCCTGCAGCCTCCGCCACAATCGAAAACACACCCACACCGGTAAACTTCCCGGTCTTCTCATAATCCGTCCCCGGACCTTTCCGAATATTCAGATCCGGAATCCTCACCCGTACCCGATAAGCCACCTTCTTTTCGCCTACCACAGTTCCTTTTCCATGATCCATCACATCCTCCGGAGTTTTCTCCACAGAACCATACACCACATTTCCATCACCATCAAACACAACATACCCGGCATTCCGATCCGCACAAGCCTTGGCATTCTTCAGCACCTTATAAGCACCCTTCTGACTCCTTTTATCCTCCCAGGCTTTCCGCACATAATAATATCCATCGGTCAGCTTCTGAGGATAACCACCGGCTCCCGTGGCCGCCTTCACATCCCTTCGAAATCCGTCCATGGTATATCCTAACCCCAGCTGCCTCCACAGATGCTCCGGATCCCCATGATTACTGGCAATCCCTCTGGTATAACCTTCCTTATGACTAATCACCACTCCATCCGCCATCGGATCCAGCCCATACTTCTTACACAAATGCGCAAACAGCTCTACCGCAGCTTCATAAGTCCGCTTCACCACCGCCCTGGCAGCCTCCACATCTGAGTACACAAAATTAGCACCGCCAACATACTTGATGCAATCCGGCTCACACATCTCCACGCCGATATGGGTATTATTCCCGGATCCCTTCTTTCCGGAAGCACAATGCCACCCACGATGCTCCCAGGGTAAAGTCTGATACACCGTTCCCTCATTCCCGTCAATAAAGGCATGCACACATGCATCGTCAAATGACTCCTGATTCCAATTCCCAATAAAAACGGATGCCCTCGGCTGAGGACACCCTACACTATGCAACATGATTCCTTTTACTTTCATCTTCTTCCCTGCCCGAAAACAGGGATTCCTTGTCAAAAACGCTTCCACCAGCTTCATTGTTCCTCAGCCTCCTTCTTCTCCTCCGCATCATTTGCCCGATCATGCAGCTGTGCCAGCACCACCTTCAGCTTCTCCGGAATCGGCAAACCCAGATGTGCTGCATTCTCCAACAGAGACACACCCTCATTGGATAAATAGAAAAAGATTACCGCTGTCCGCAAAACCGAACCGGTACCCACCACCTGCACATCCAGCAGATTCGCAATTCCTACCAACATCAGAATCAGCACCTTCCTGCAGATCCCCTTAAATCCCACTGCACTGGACAACTTCTTATCAGCAACGGCACACATCACCCCTGTGACATAATCCGCCACCATAAACACCACCAATGCATACAAAAGCCCGTCATATCCACCCAGGAAATAGCCAAGCCATCCACCGATCATGGTGAACACCAACTGAATACTGTTCCAAAACTCCTTCATACTCCAATTCCTCCTTACTCTTCTTCTGTTAACGTATAAGTAATCTTCATGGTCTTATCCGCCGTCTTCACCACCGCCTCCGGCAGATTATTGATCGTGGCCAAGTACGGCGTCAGCATATAAATATTCCTGTGGGTTGAAGTAAAATAAATCAAATACTGCTTCCACTGAAACACCGGACTGGCCATGGCCACCAGCTTGTCATCCCCCTTGGTCAACACCACCGTATCGTTCGCCAGAATCATAAACTCCTTCCCCACCAAAATATCCTCGATTAACACCATCACACAGTTGGGACTGGTTCCGTTCCCCACACCATAATCATTGGTGGTAATCCCCAGCGAGATCAAAATAATATCCGCCGGATCATTCACATTGATCTTATAAACACTCTTCCTGTTATAAGCCAGAAGATAAAGATACCCATTCCGAATACAACCGCGGGAAGTTCGATTTCCATAGGACAAATCCTGTATACCCGCCTCCTCCAAATAGGTATTGGAAAGCGTCCACTTCCCCTCCGTAAAAGAATAATCCGCCTTACTGATCTTGATCCAATACACCGTGGCACTGCCGCTGCTATTGTATCGATTCCCGAACCCATACCAGTAACCGTCCCTGCCATCATAAAAAGCTCCGTTCAGATTGATATAATCCACAAACTGGAATGTAGTCGGCACGATTACCTTCTCCTCCAAAATCCGATACGTGGATCCATCCAGATTGTCCGTCAACCCGATGGCATGAATAGGCATCCACACCTTATAAATATAAATCCCCTCTTTGCTATACTTGATGGAATACATGATCTCATGCTCAATATCCATCTCCACCGCCTGCATGCACAGAACCCTGATTTCCGAAGCAAAGCCGGAGATTTCATCCTGCTTCATCAAAAACCAAGGCGAAGTATCATCATAGGTATTCCCGTACACCGCAGCTCCTCCATAACAACTGGTCAAAGCCAATGCCCCAATGGTTCCGTTTCCCTGACTGGTACCGAAATCCCACACAAACCGATACCCCTTTTCAATGGCCATACTCTCATTCAGATTCATGCTGCCTCGCTTCAAATCATCATAAGGATTGGCATTATTGGACGCATAAGCCATGGGCAGCTCACTGCTCCCCACCAGGATCTTGTCTCCATTCTCCTCCAGCCTCTGAGAAAACAGCAAAATACCGCCCAACAGATTCGGACATATGGGAATAAAATACTTATTAAAAGCTTTAATCGTCCTGGTGTTCACCAACGTGTTAAATACGCCCATGGGATTATAGTTAAAGAAATTATGCAACACATTAGTCATCATATTTTCCTTCTCCACCACCGACACTTCCCCGGTACTCACATCCGTAAGTTCTATCCTTGTCATTCCTTTTAATTTCATCACTGCCTCCTATTCCACTACCATAGGAAATCCGGTCAGCCCGAACTTCCTCACAACTTCTTCAATTCCAACCGGTTCCGGCACTTCCCTCTCCACAGAGATTTCTTCACTGAAAGCCTTATTCCGCACCGCTTCCGTCAGTTTCCATTTCTTAAAATGCTCCTCAATCGCAATGGTACCATCCCACTCCGCTTTCGCCTCCGCTGCCAAGCCCTGACCACTGATAGTTGCAATACAACCGCCCTCTTCAATCACAGCCCTGCCGCCCGTCACCGAAAAATAAACACTGAAATGATTCAACAGATTCGGGATCACATTACTCACAGGATAATACAGCGGGAAAATATGTTTCCCACTACCATAAGTTTCCGTGGGATAAAACAATGCAACCTCTATATCATTCAGCACATACCGGGCCCTTACCACAGCCCGTCCATCCTCTTGCCAGCTGACCGGAAGACTCACCTTCACCGACACATCCGATCCACCTTCTCCACCATTTGCTCCTCCCGACATCGGTACCACAATCGTGCCGTTAGCCGAAACCTCCCTGGTCACAGTCTCCGCCGTCACCTCCAGCACCACCAACCCGACAAACTCTGCCTGTGTCACCTCACCAGCCACGAAATCAATGCTGACCACCTGGATTTCCGTCTCCGATAACGTAAACTCCTTAGCATTAGTAAAAGAGAAAAATCCAATCTTCCCTGCCTCCACCTGATTCAACAGCCCGGAAATATTCTTGTCATGCTTGCTCTTCGCCTGGGCAAGCCTTGGATTCTTCCCCACACACTTCAGCCTGTGCTTTCCGCCAATCCGCAACTGGGAGGAAGTAACACAAGTAATCTGCGTTTCATCCGCATGTCCGCCCCGAAACCGCAACACATCGCCCAGATCCAAAGCCGGATTCCCGATGGTCTCCGAATCAAACGGCACATAAGAAATCACCGAAACATCCGTCAGAATATTCCTGCAAAGTGCCTCCCTGGTCTCCTCCAATCCAAACTGCAGAAAAGGATTCACCCCCAGATTCATGGTCAGCCCATTATCCTCTTCCAGCCCGTAATACTCCGCAACCTGCGTCCTCAGATTGGTAGAACTCACCGCCGTATACCGGGTAATAAAATCCGAAAAACTACTGCTGAACCGCTGCTTACTGCTGATTTCCATCACCGGCTCATTCCCATACTTTCGCAGCTCCAGCTTTCCTTCCCTGTTGATTACAAAGAAACCACCCAGCACCTGTCCGATGTAAAACAACACATCCCGGTACGTCTCCACATCATTCTCCCCATACAAAGACAACACCTCCGCACCATTTGGCATGCTCGCAATCTCTTCCGATCTCTGAGCAAATTCTACTTTGCATGCCTTACAACAAAGCATGATAATCTCATAAGCATTTCCCTGGGTATTCTTACTGTTAAACTTCCTATCAAACCGAAGCATAAAATCATAGGCCCTAATCTCCAGACAACGGATCCTCCGGTTGGCCTCACTGACCTCAAATACTCCCATGGGCACCGCCTCATAACTTCCATCCGCCAGCCGCAAATGATAATACAACTCCACCAGGGCATCCTCCAGCGAATACCGGTCAATCTCCGAAAACAGCGTAATCCCCATCTCTGCCGCATACACCGTACCAAGCTCCATCTCCGTACTTCCGCAACACTGACTGGAAATATAACCACTGCCCTTCACAATATCCTCATTGCCAAACTCATAAATCATACCAGCTTTCGTGGTAATCCTGCCGGCCCAATAATACCGCCTTGTGTTCTCCTGCACCGCCTGCAGGAACGCTTCACTCACCGGGTACATTCAAACACCGCCTTCCCTAAAATTCCTTCAACCGAAACGCTACTGTCCACAGCCCTCTGTAAGACGTATCCTTCTTCAGCTTCGCCTGAAATCCTTCTACATACATTTCCGTACTCTTCAGCTCCGCCGCCTCCGTATCAAAATACTCCACCGCCAGCTTATCCTCCTTGGAATATGCCGTCAGCAGCTTCAACCACTTTGCCGTCACAGAAAAAGAGACAGAAATTGTCACCACACCTTGCCTTACTACATCCCTCTGTATGGTTCCCGCTTCCGTCTCTCCGCTACTGTCCGCCTCCACTGCTGCCAACTCCACCTCATAAGAATCCGGCAGAGGAAGTGCAGTGCCATTCAATTTTAAATACTCAAAAAATGCCATCCTACCTTCCTCCGCTTCTCAGATTCATTCGTTGCTGGGCATCCACAATCACTTCATCCAACATAGTGCCGCCCAGGTATACCGGAATCACGATATCGCCACCACCCTGACCATTCATCCGACTCAGTGCATCTGTAATCGCTCCGGTAAGACCGGACAACATCTCAGTAGAACTTCCAACCGGCACACTGCCTGCACCGGCGAATTCCATCGCCTCCATCCTGGGACTGATCACCATATCCGAAGCCACTCCATCCACAGCCTTCGCAATCATGCCCCGGCTCTTTTCGATCCCTTTTACCAAACCACTCATAAAGTCAGGCATCCAGCTTTCATAATCCGTAAGCGGTCCTTCGTCCGGTACGGAGAAATGCAAGAATGATCGGATCGTTTCCGCCACATTCGTCACCGCATTCTTCACCTTATCCATGCAGCTCTCGATACCATCCACAATACCGCTGATAATATCAGACCCCCACGTATAGGCAGAAGATGCCAGACCGGTAATAAAGCTGACTGCATTGTTGAAACCATTCTTTATTGTCTCTAAAATTCCGGAAGCAGTATCTTTAATTCCTTCCCAGATTCCTGAGAAGAAATCCTTAATGCCATTCCAGATCGACTGTGCTGTGGAACTTATAGCCTGCCAAGCAGCCGCCAGAAATTCTTTGATTCCATTCCAAGCTGCAATCGCAACCTCTTTGATATTCTCCCACAAGTCAATCCAGAACTGTCGAAACGCCTCATTGGTATTCCATAAATGAATAAAAGCCGCAACTAAAGCGGCAATGGCTGCTATAATCAGCAAAATCGGATTGGCTAGCATGGTAGCATTTAGTGCCGCAAATGCAGTTTTCACCACGTTAATCACACCTGCCAATTTCGGTATGATTGTCATAATAGTACCTACAGCACTGATCACTTTCCCGACCACAATAAGCAATGGTCCCACTACCGCGACAATTCCCGCAATCACCAAAATTGCTTTTTGTACCCCTGGGTTGAAATTGGTAAATGCCCCCACTGCTGCTGTGATCCTTTCCACCAATCCGGTCAAATAAGGAATCACATACTCCGACAGTTTAATGGCAAGAGACTCCAACGAACCGCCCAACTGTTCCACCTTACTCTGCAGATTGTCCTGCATCACTGCTGCCGTCTCACCGGCAATCCCAGAACAGTTACTCATGGAAGCCAATAAAGCATCATACTCCTCCTGCGTCAGATTCAACAGCGAGATCAATCCGGACATACCCTCTTTCCCGGCAAGAGCCGTCGCATAATAAGCCTGCTGGTCCTCCGTCAAACCGGAAAACTCAGTTCTCATTACCCCAACAATCTGATTCAAAGATTTAAAAGAACCATCGCTGTTGGTGATACTAATCCCCAGCTCCTCCATCGCCGTAGCTACTGTCTTGGAAGGCTTCGCCATATTCGCAAGCACCGTTCTAAGCGAAGTACCCGCCTGAGAACCTTTGATCCCCGCCATGGACATGGCTGATAATGCGGTAGTTACATCCTCAATGGACAGCCCCATAGACTGTGCCAAAGGAGCGATATATTTATAAGACTCCCCAAGATCCGCCACACCAATGGTTCCGGAATTGGCCGCCTGAGTCATCAAATCCGCCACTCTTGCAGAATCTTTCGCTGTCAATCCAAATCCGGTAATGGCATCCGCCACAATGGTTGACACAGTTTCCAGACTCTCCCCCGATGCAGCAGTTGCATCCAGCACACCCGCCATACCTTCAATAATCTGCTTAGTTGTCCATCCGGCCTTCGCCATTTCTGTCATTGCCTCTGCAACTTCTCCTGCCGAAAAGGAAGTGGTCGCTCCCAGCTCAATCGCCTTCTCCCTAAGTGCCTCAAAATCTGCACCGGTTGCTCCGGTAATCGCCTGAACACCGGACATGGCCTTTTCAAAATCCGATGCCACCTTTATCCCAGCTGTACCGATACCGGTAATAGCCGCCGTCACAGGAAGTAACGATTTCCCGACACCTTCAATCTTCCCTCCGGCCTCCTGAAATTTCGTTCCCGTTACTGAAATCTTCTGCAAAGCCACCGCTGACTGTGCTGCCTGCGTCTCCAAATCCTCTAAAACTCTCTGAGTTTCAATGATTTCTCTCTGCAGAGCATCATACTGATCCTTGGTAATCGTTTCCGTCTTTAAAGCTTCACTAGCCCGCTCACCGGCCTCCTTCAATGCTTCCAGCTTATCCTTGGTAGCCTGGACTTCCTCATTCAAAATCCTCTGCTTCTGCGCCAACAGTTCCGTATTGGACGGATCCAGTTTCAGCAGCTTCTCCACATCCTTCAACTGTGCCTGCGTATTATAAACTTCGTTATTCACATCCCTTAAGGCATCCGTCAGCTTCGTCGTGTCACCACCGATTTCAACTGTGATACCTTTGATTCTGCTTGCCATCTGAATCCTCACCTCCTGTTTTTAGGCAAAATAAAGCCCGGAATTCGCCGAGCAATTGAAAACACCTGCCAGCGATGACAGGTGCTCTCTATAATGTATTTTTTTACTTTTACAATCTTGGCGACTCCGTAGAACTTGGAAAATTTAGCTCATTTTAAGTACAATAGATTATTTAGGTATTGCGCTGGTATGTCTGCAATTAGGGAAATTTTGACACCCAAGAAAAGGCCCTCTCGAACCAATTCTTTTTAATAATTTTCCCCCACATATCGGGCATTTATATGGATCCCATTTAGGAATTGCTGAATTGTTTGAGTTAGCAATTTTTACGGCCGGGCGATTAGCAGAACATGTACGACATGTTCCGACATTAAATTTCCAAGAAACAAAATCTTTTTCTGTAGCTTTCATACCACAAAATTCACATTGAAGCCATCGATTTCCGTCTGGATCTATAATCTTCTCTTGAAATGTAGAAAAGTCCAATGTCAAGTTTCTGTGAAATGTTTCTACCTGTTTTTGGCGTTCTGCCAACTTCGCTTCAGCTGCTAAACGCTTTTGCTCTTCAAATTCTTGTCTATGTTTTTCTGCGGCTTCACGTTGAAGCTGCAAGAGCCTTTCCTGCTCTTCTCTCCTAATCTGATTTTCCTTTATGCGACGATTCTCTTCCTCTTGGATTCTGCATCGCATTTCTTCCTGTTGTTTTTTATATTCGATTTGAGCTTGTTTTTTCTTTTCCTCAGTTTTCAAAAAATCTTTTTTTGCATGGCAGCAAATATTTTCTAAAGTTTCTCCATTTAAACAGATATTACAATCATTATCTAAATAATATGATTTAAGTGGAGCATCTGCAAATTTTACTTCTTTCCAATATCCTTCTAAGTCCTTATCATAAAAAGCTGCGCTAAGGATACCTTTGTCATACTGAAATCCATCTATAGATAAAAACAAGCAATAGCCTTGTTCTTTTTGGATTTTCATTAGTGCCTCTGGATATTGTCCGTTGGTGCCACCGTTAGAGATGTCTACAATATAGATCACTTTAATACCTGTAAAATTTCCGGTTAATACATCAAGTCGGTCAGCAATGATATTAGAGCGTAATCTCCAATAACGTATGGCCAATTTATTTGCCATAGACAAAAATGTAAACTCTGCTCGTCGTTTTGTATCCTCAATGGAAGATATAGGAACTCTGGATTCTATATCTGCAGAATGTAATTTATCATCCAACCAACATTTTAAAACAATTTTGGAATCAATAGATGTTTTTCCCTCTACAGGCATGGTGCAATTATAATTTCCAGTACCATGTTTTTCTCTGAAATGCTGTTCCTTAAGCATTTTATCTCCGGCAACAAGCGTTAAAATCTTTCTGCAGCCACACGGACATAGAAGTTTTTCTTGTCGACTTTTAGCTCTAACTTCTTCCAGCTTTTCAGGAATATAAATCTGTTCACCATTGATGATTGTGCATATTGATTCAATTCCTATATATTGCCCCTCACAAAGAGCGACTGTTCTTTGTGCCATATCCCTTCACTCCTTTTCACATCTTCAGAAAGCATTTACCTTACAAAGCTTCCACCACGTATAATAGTATGATTTTGCTGAAGCTTTTCTTTATACGCAAGTATTTCATTTATCAGTTGTTCTTTTGCATCTTCTGAAACGGCTGAACCTCTTACCATTGCTATTTCTTCATCAATCTCAGCTATTTTACTTTGTTTTGACTCACCGGATTCAATCAAATCCATTTTTTCATATACTTTATCTTCCCAAAAAGAAGGAACTCGTTCATCGGTATCCATATATGGAAAACATCTCAATTCACAAAAAATACCTTTATCTATAAAAATATTCGTTTTTAGTACCTCGTTGAATTGATTAGCATTCTGGTTCATCTCATCTATATTTCTACTTAACAGTTCTTGTACACATTTTTTATAAATTTCAAATGTTTCAGGACTTAGGTTATATGTATTAGACAACATAACACCTCCTTCACTATTCAAACGTTCTGGATCAATACACTTTGGTGACAGTGCATATTCAGAATATGCTGCGAAAGCCATTTTCACATCTTCTTCTAAATAATCTAACAAAAGATGTTTATAAAAAGCATTCAGTGACATGGTCTTTGATGACAGGTATCCTGCTTTGACAAGTACCTCATAATATTTTTTCAATCTTTCAATATCTTTTTCATCCATTTTTATACTTAACACTTTATTCGCCATTTGTATTACCTCTCTTTATGTGGTATATCTTTATGTTAGAGGTAATACCTATTGTTTGTCAATATATTTTGTTACAAAAATTCTCAACACTCAAAACCTATCAAACTCCTCCTGCCCGGCCACCACCGCATACTTACACTCGTCATTCCGACTCTCCGCATACATATCATTAATCAGGCCTATCGACAGCAGCTCCAAATCTGCCATCGACAAACCTAACTGAACGCACCTCAGCAAAAACAACGGCGTCGTCATCTCACGCTCTGTTGCACGAAGTTTTTTTTAGCCTCTACATTCGTCTGTACATTCAATCCCCACAATTCAATCAGCCGTGGCAACACCTGATAAATTGAAAACGTATTAAACCCATCCAGCCACTCCTCCGGACTATCGGGAATCGCCGGATCCGCATGCTTCGCCATCACAAACGCAATATTCTCAAACATTTCCAGAGAAAACATATCCAGATTGGACTGCTCCTCCTTATTGTCTCCCACAGACTTCTCCAACGCCTTCAGATCCTTATAAATATCCCTCTGGAACTTCATCCGATAAATTCTCGGAATGGCAGCCGATGCCTTAAAAGGCACCTGCTTACCATCGATCTCAATATTCCTAATCATACTCATTACGCTACACCTTCGCCTTCCTCAGCTTCTGCAACCGTCGGCATATACACCGCTTTGTACCAATCGTTGTAAACCGTGGTACTGATAATAAAGCCTTCCCTTATCATCCCTATCCACCAGCATTCGATTCGGCATAAGCGGATACAAAGCAATGATCTCCCCTTTGCCATTCCGAATTATCTGAGCATACGCATTCCCCCACAAAAGCAAATGAGTCATCAACGTCTCCCTGAACACAAAAGAAGTCATCTCTGGATTCGGCTCATCATGGAGCAAAAAATAAAGCGGATGATTCACCGCCTTCTCCTTCCCACCATCTCCATTGTATTTGTAAACATGAAGCGGCAGACTCGCCACCGCCTCTGATAAAATCCTCACACACGAATACACTGCTGTCATCTGCATGGCAGAACGCTCATTGACATTCTTCCCACTGGAACTCCCACCAGTGAAAAACCTGTAGGCACTCCCCGATGTCGCATTCTGTGGCTTATCCCTTGATTTAAAAATTCCACCTAATATTCCCATAATCATCACTCTCCTTAAAAATGAACAGAAGAAAAGCACCTACCACTATTTTTCTGATAGATGCTTATAATCTCAAATTTTATCTTCCTTTCGGAATTATATGTTTGGCGCATAACCACTTTATTAATTAGAATTTATTGCTCCGTAAGCCTGAAATTCGTCTTTTTATTCTTTCATACTTTTAATTATATATTTTGCTGTACTATCGTAATCACAATATATATGTTTCAAATTAAATCCTATCGCATCAAGTTCTCTCCTAATTTTATCTGGATTATGTATTTCAATAGTAAAATCCGGTATTATCTTTTGCCAAACTTGTGTTTCCTCACCATTGTAGCTAATCCTATCAGTTGCATAAGGTTGAAAAACAAAGATTGAAGATTGATTTCTAACGCGATCATCAATTATCGGTGGCTGATAAGTAAAATAAAAAGGAATTTCCAATTCATAATAAGGTTTTCCTAAATATAACTTTTCATGATAATACTCTATTTCTTCCATTCTCAGTAAAAACATAATCACACTTATATTGGCAGAATACTTTATGTTAATTAATCTCGAAGAATTTGCCTGTGTGTGATTATTTACCAAAATCGTTGGATACGACAAATCGTCCTTATGTAAATCTAAAAAACCATTCAAAAAATTAGATACCGAACTCTTTATCTGTAATGTGATGTCTTCATCTTTATAATTAACATCTTTAATCCACTCAGCTTTATCTTGCTTGTAAATCCTCAATGCTTCTTCTAATTTTTTCGCCCCTCCTGATAATGAGTTAAGAAATGAATCACTCTTACCTCTTTTATATTCTTTAATCAGCTGTTCAACATGTTGTTCGAAATACTCTATCACGCTTTCTCTATTTTTCATAAAAGCGTTTGTCATTGGTGACATTATAACTTCAAATAACTCCTTATCGAAATCTAAAAAATCGCTAAGCATCCCCCACCCTAACGGATGTTCGTAAACAGCTGAGTTTATGTTCACTGTTTTATCTTTGCATATAAAGTGAACATATCCTTTGTCTTTGCATCCATCCATACTAAAATAGAGAGAAACCAACGGAGAAAACGAAAAATCTAACAAATTAGTTGGAATACCATGATGCTGTGAAAAGGCTAGAAAATTCTTATCTTGTATTTTATTTATAGATGTCTCAACATCCAAATGATAAGCTTCCAACATTTCTGTATAATTTTTCAAGAGAGTTCTTTGAATACTCGAACTTAATGGCTTATCATACTTTTTGCTTTCTCCTCTTGAAATATAATTAAATAAGTTGTTTTCTTCGATAGCAGCTATATATTCAGAAAGACTGTTTACCACAACATATTTATCACTCATGCCTTCTCCTCCTACTGAATAAACTTCAAATTCTCCAAACAGAAACACACTTCTGAAATGGGCGAATTTCATTTATCTTTCAATCAAATCTTCCATTGTACAACCTAAAGTCTTTGCAAATCGATACATTGTATCCGCACTTGCTTTATTGATATCTTTATTTCGCTGCTCATACATCTGAATCGAACGAAGACTGACACCTGCTCGTTCCGACAACTCTGCCTGCGTAAAGCCATATGCTGTACGAATGCGCTTCAAATTAGTCTCCGGAAAATACTCCTTTATTTTCGAATCCACAATGTCAACAAACTTTGTGATATCCGCTTCATGGAGTGTATAGTACATCTTTTGCAAATCCTCGAAAGAAATAACCTTAAAAATGTCACGGTACTTTCTGCCGGAATACCACTGATAATAGGCAATAGCCCACCCGATCCAGTATTCTTTGGAACGTCCAAAACGCTCCTGGGCTTCTATTTGAAGTTCCTGCCCTTTGGTTTCCGCAACGATCTCCCGGACGATTTCAATGCCGCTTTTCCCGGAAAGATAAGCAGGCTCCCCATTTTCCATTCGTTTACTTACAGAACTTGTAAGAAACAATTTCACAAAGTCACTTCCCGGAATATCACAAGTATTGACTGCATAATCGAAGGCATCACCCAATACTGCCTGTGCCTTACTCAGATATATTTCTTGGTATGCGTGGATCATCGTTCTTAATGCCTCCTCTCATAATATCCTGAATATACAGTCCGTCACTCTCTTCCTCTAACATTTCCAGATAAAGCTGATTTGCTTCATCATCCCTGGCTTTGCGAAGCACATAATATTGATCTTTCTCAGCAACATCAAAGCCTTCATATTTCAGTTTGGAAAAGGCAAACTTTGATTTAATAACAATTTGTTCACCAAGCTTTCCCAGTTGCATGGCACGTGCAAGCTGCTCTACAGAAATACCGTTATTCAAAAACGACTCTGCATAATCAAAATAAGAATCATCCGCACGGTAACCGGTAATCAAATCATAAGCATTTACATTTACACCGAAGTTATCAATCAAGTACCGTTTTGCTCGTCTTGCCACAGGAGTCTTTATAGAAAACAGACGATGTTCCACCAAGACAGCAATCCAGTTAAGGATCGTGTAATCGGGACTATTCAAATTCAAAATGTTCAAATACTCCGTATCCAGCGTATATCGGTTGGAAAAACCATCACGCAAAGATGATACTGCCCATTCTTTTGCAAGCTCTTCACTTGCAGTACAGTAAAAGCCAAGGCCGAAGTCGTTATTCTTCTTACCTTCTCCGAAAATCGGCTGTTCTACGTTTTTTTCTGAACCATGGTATATCGTAATCAATTTATCCATTTTCCCGACCCCCATTCCCTTTACCGTAATTATATCACCACAGTGATACCAAGTCAACATTTTACTCTTATTAGTATCACCAAAGTGATATATTTTTAATCATACGAACAAAATTCCCCTCTCATCATACACACTTCCCTGTTTCTGCACCTGATTCCTGATACACCTATCCAGCGCCATGATCGCCGCCACAATCCCGTCAATCTTCTCCTTCGACCTCGCCTTAGTCACCTTAATATTCCCCGCAGGGTCCGTATCAATCGCCACATTACCAGCCATCCAACGAAGCACCGGATGACCACCATGCACCATGTTTCCTTCCATCAGAATCTTATAAAACTCCTTGGTCGGAGCAGACATACTGCTGTATCCCTGTCCAAACGGCACTACCGTGAATCCCATGCCCTCCAGATCCTGCACCATCTGCGTAGCACCCCATCGGTCAAATGCAATCTCCAAAATATGATACTTCTCTCCAATCTCCTCAATGAACTTCTCAATAAAATCATAATGGATCACATTTCCCTCCGTAGACATCAGATACCCCTGACGCTCCCACACATCATAAGGAACCGAATTAGCTTTCACCCTCTGCGGAATCGTCTCCTCCGGCACCCAGAAAAACGGAAGCAAAATATACTTCTCCTCCTCATCCCTCGGAGGAAACATCAACACGAATGCCGTTATATCTCCCGTGCTGGACAAGTCCAATCCACCATAACACTCTCTGCCCTCCAGCGATTTCAAATCAATCTCTTCATTACCCCTCTGATAAATCTGATCCGGAATCCAGGCAGTTGTACTGGACACCCACTGATTCATTCGAAGCCACCGAAAAGTAATCTCGTCCGCAGGATTCTGCTTCGCCTCCCGATAAGCATCACGAAGCCTTTCAATATCCACCGTATAACCCAACGAAGGATTCACCTTATACCAATTCGCTTCATCCTCCCAATCCTCATCATCTTTCAGCCCATACACCACCGGATAAAACGTAGGATCCACACGCCTTCCTTCCAAAATATCAATCGCCTTGGTATGTAACTCATAGGCAATCGAGTGTCTGTCCGTACCCGCCGTAGTAATAATAAAATGAAGCGGATTCTGTCTGGCATCTGAAGATCCCTTAGTCAATACATCGTATAACTGCCTGTTCGGCTGTGTATGAATTTCATCAAACACAAGTCCCGATACAGAAAAGCCATGCTTACCACCAACTTCTGCGGATAACACCTGATAATACCCGGCATTTCCATAATTAACGATTCGCTTTGTAGCTCCCATGATTTTGGAACGCTTTAACAATGCCGGTGACATCTCCACCATTTGCCTCGCCACATCAAATACAATACTGGCCTGCTGTCTGTCAGCCGCCGCACCATACACTTCTGCTGAAGGTTCATTATCCGCATAAAGCAGATACAGAGCAATGGCTGCCGCCAACTCTGACTTGCCCACTTTCTTGCAGATTTCCACAAAAGCAGTTCTAAACTGCCGGTACCCATCCGCTTTCACAATTCCGAAAATATCCCTGATCAACTGCTCCTGCCATGGCAATAACCAGAATCTCGTCCCCGCCCATTTACCCTTGGTATGACACAAGTTCTCAATAAACTTCACCGCCCGGTCCGCCTTCTCCTTATCATAATGAGAAGTATCCAGCATAAATTTACTCGGCTGATAATTCTTAAGCTTCGGATAATCCTTTGGTCTCGTTTCCCTTGCCATTAAGAATCACCCCCAAGCAATGCCTCCATCTCATCCTCAGCCCCCTTATCCGAACTAACCGCCGCCATAATTCTTGTTCTCGCAGACGGTGTCAAACCAAACTCTGCTGCCGCCTGCAACATCAACTTCTGATTGGTATTCGCAATTCCAACCCAAGGCGTCTGCTGCTGATACCCCTTCTCTGTCTCAAAAGTAGAACCACCGGAATCAATATGCTCCTGTGCTTCCTTCCAACGGGCATACGACTGACAATACGCCGCAAACGCCGCCATATCCACTTCCGTCAACACGCCCATCTGATGTAACTTTTCACTCAAACGCTTCCACTCGGCCTTCGCCTCCGGAAGCAACCACTCAGGACAGACAGGCATTCCTTTCTCAGGCTTCGGCTCCTTCTTATTCAATTTTCTCTTGCCCGGATTGCCTTCCAGCTCCTTAATCGCTGTAGGCTTTGGCTTTCTACCTGCCATCGGAATCCCCTCCTTCCATGTTTTCTGCACAATAAAAGGACCTCCGAAGAAGTCCTCATATTCATACTTGTTTATCCAACCATTATTTCATTCCGCAAAATATCACTTATTTTCCGCAATATATCATTTTTTTCCGCAAGTTATCAAACCGAATTTTACATTTTGCGGAAAAGTAATGATATTTCGGCTGAAATACCAATTCGCTTTTGATATTTCATTCGAATCAGTCGATATTCCAGCCGGAACTTCCGAACAATATCAACCATCTCATTTTCTTTGGTGCGTTGTTCTATTCCTACTGCCAATTCCTCTTTAATATCTCACTTTTCAAATACAATGTGTTCTTATCAGATGTCTTAAGGGGATGCAATTTCCCCCTTTTTGTCAGATCAATGATATTTTGTCTGGAACATCCAAGAATCTCCGCCGCCTCCGCTGCATTGATTACCCGGTGCGTTACAAAATTTCGAAAGTCCGCTGCTGTAAGAGGAACTTTCTTACCGATACGATACAACATGGAATCCGATACGGTCATATTCACATCCCAGGACACGCCATGGATAAGCTGATATGGCAAATGAGGAATCCCCAATATAGTAAGCAGTCTATCAACAATCAATTCATTTACACATTCATGACCGATTACGCCTTGTACTTTATCAAAATTTGAGAGCTTATAATAAACTTTCTTTCCTCCCAATTCTGAATATGATTTCAAAAAGGAACCTGCTGTTCCTGAAGAATTGCGATAAACAGACCAAGACAAATAAGTAATATCCTGTTTCTCTCTTACCAGCTTTGTATTCATAGTATTTCACCTCCACCTTTATTCTATTCTTTTACTTGTCATATGTCAAGTAATCATTTCAATTCCACTTGACATACGACAAGTAAATATAGTATTTCGACTTTATGCGAATTTTCAAAAATCAATGATAATATTAGATTTTTCTCAAATACCTATACCCCCGTCATCAATTTCGCGATTTTACACGTTTGAGCAACGCCTCGTTCTTCTATAGACCAACCTGTAGAGATTTGATCTCCCCCTACCCCATCAGTAAGTATATTCACTTTGACTATTATTAAATCTTCCATGCTCTGCGTGAATCCTCGAATGACACGACTTACACAACGCAATCAAATTCTCTTTATCGTGTGTGCCACCGTCACTCAGCTTCTCTTTATGATGGACTTCCTCAGTCTCCACTAGAATTCCCCTCTCATAACACAATTCACAGAACGGATGTAGCGACACATACTTATCACGAATACGTTTCCAAGCACGTCCATATCTTCTCTTACTCTGCGGATCACGCTCATACTTTTCATACTTCTGATTCGCAAGCTTCGCATGTTCTTCGCAAAATCTTCCTTCCGTCAAATTCGGACAGCCAGGATGAGAACAAGGGCGCTTTGGTTTTCTTGGCATCCTCTTCACCTCACAATCCTTCTCATAGAAAAAGCCCTGCAGATTTCTCCGCAAGGCTCTCTGTGATACACTTTTCATACTACTATAATACCATATTTCCATATGACACGCTGTGCCAAAGTGTGCCAACCTTATTCCGGAACCACAAAATTCCTAAGTGCAGCAGCATGAATACGGTGCACCGTTCTGTACGACACATTCAGATCCATCGCAATATCTTCCCAGCTCTCATTCTTAAGATAACGATACTTAAGTAGCAACCGCTCTTCCACATCTTCCAGCTTATCTATTGCCGCATTGATTTCTGTTTTCAAATCTACCAGCCTATCAATCTTTTCATTTAAGCTCTGCTCACGCTCCCATATCTTTTCTATGGTCTTCACAAACGGAGCTTCCAAATTACGATTCGGATTCGTGCCTATGCGTTCTCCATAGAAAACTCCTTGCACCTGCCCTCGCATCGACTTTAAGGATTCTAACTCCTGAATCTCCACATTTATCTGCTTATCCAGAAGATATGCTCTTTTCAAATAATCCTTTGCTATCATTCGTCTCTGACCTCCTTCTGCAATCTATCAATCAACATTTCCGAATCAATGGATGTCAAAACGCCAAACCATCCCGACCGAAAGAATCTCTCAATCGATTTCTTTTCATCCAAAGCATCACGATTCCCCGGATTGCGTGATAACTTTTTAATCACCTTCCGATAATCTTTGCAAGCAATCACAATTACTGCATTGGCCAACTTTTCATATGTTTCAATATTTTCCACCGAATGTCCTTTATTCTTAATCATATTTCTATGAGTACCTCCTTAATCAAACGGCAGCTTCATACCTTCCGGCACTGACATGAATCCCAGCTCCATCTGCTCGTAATGTTCTTCCCAACCAAGCTCCCAATCAAATGCAAAGCTGCTTTCCGCAATACGCTTCGATCCTTCCTGGAAAAATAGCTTAATCCCGTTTCGGTTAGTCTGGCCTGTCAGACGATTCTTAAATACCGTCAGTTCTCTATCCATCGTATCAGGCGGAATGTCCTTTCCTTTTGGCCTGGAATACCGGAGCACTACATCCACAAGATTTGTGATATTGGAACTACCTGCCACATCGTCATTATCAAAATTCACAAATCCCTGTTTCTTCCTCGGATGCGCGATCAAGAAAATTACCACGTTATACTGCTTCGCCATTTTCGCAAGTGCATTTACAAATATAGTCTGCTGTCGGTACTGGTCTACAGAAGTATCATCCACCATTGCCGTCATTAAATTATCAATAATCAACACCCTGCAGCCATACTGTTTAATAGCAACCTCTAACGTTTCCAGCAAAGTATCTTCCTCCGACTTATCCGCCAGAATATTGTTGTCGTAAATATAAACCTTGTCCCGATACCACTTCTCCATTGCAGGTGTAATCTGTGCGTCAATAGCGTAACTTACAAATCCGGATGGCGATACTTTACGGTTAATATGCCTTATACCAGCCACCTGCACATCAAACCAGTTCTTGAAGTACCAGTTCAGAAGCTCTCCGGAATAAAAGAACACATTATAACCGACACGTACCGCAAATGTTCCAAACTGAGATGCCAATGTACTCTTTCCTTCTCCTCGTTCTCCAGTCAGAAGAATCAACTGTCCAAAATAGAATCCGCCCAAGATTCTATCCAACGCAGGAAGTCCGGATGAAAAGCACTCCATCTGCCCCAAGTCCACCCGTTCTACATCCGCCAGACTCATAATCTTCGGATGCTCGATAGGTACCGCCTGATCCACAGCCTTCACCAACGCATCCTTTCCATATTTACGAAGAATCTCATTGGCATCCTTGCAACCTTGATAATCTTCAAATCGTACATGCTTCACAGTTCCATCGAATCTTTGGGATAATTCCTCCAGCAATGTAATCCGTTCATGCTCGTAATCTCCAAACACAATCAACGTCTTAAACTTTTTCAAGAAATCCCAACAATGAGGCACCCAAGTAAATCCCTTCGCACCGGTTGGAACAGACACCGCATTCTCCACACCTGCCTCAGCCAGGGATAGCGAATCAATTTGACCTTCCGTAATTACCAACGTTTCATTCTCCGGATTACAGTGATTCATCCCAAACAAAATAGTCTTACAATCTGCTTCGCACCACTCCTTAGAGCTATCCTTCTCCTTGTCAAAATCCGTCTTGCGATACTTCACAAATTGCAGTTGCTCATGCTCATCATAAAACGGAAATACCAGCACATTCTCATGTTCTTTTTGCACCGTCAGATTATAACGATTGGTTACCTCCTCCGAGATCCCACGGCTTTCCATGTACGCAACGGCTGCAGGCTTTGATTTTGGCTTCTCGCGCCCTGCGATATTCTTAAATCTTCTTGTTCCCCGGTAATACTCATCCGCCTCATTGCCCAACGAGAAGTTGAAGTCCTTCGCCAGTGTAATCATATTTCCTTTGGCATGGCAGGAAGCCCGAAAGCACTGGAACTGTCCGGAAGCCAGATTGATGGAGAACTTTTCCTTATCCTTTGAGTATCCGCCACAATACGGACACTTTTTAAATATCAATTCTCTTCCATGCATACGCACCGGAATACCTACATGCATCGCAAAACGCTGCGCATCATCCGGATTAAATTCATACATTGCCATACATCTGGCTCCCTTCTACAAACTATCAAACCAGCGACTTGCTTCCTCAATCTCCTCCGCCGTCTGAACCTCATCCTCACCGGCGGAAAAATTATTCCCTTTATTATCGTTATTGGAATTATTCTCTTTATTGTATGTGCCGACTTGCTGACGACCAGTCGCCGTTTTACTGCCGACTCCCTGCCGATTTGTTGCGCCACCTAATGCAGACAAACCTTGATAATCCCCATAATTTACAATGGTTATGGTTGTCTGATGGGTTGTTGCGTCCAGCACAATCATTCCATCTGTCTCAAGCTGGTGAAGAAACCTCGTTGCCTTATCTCTTCCCCAGCCCCAACGCTCCGCCAGATAAGTGATGCTGCGATACACGGTACCTCGTTTGCCCTCGACCACCTTATCCTTGTAAGCGAATTTTTCACTCTTATAATTAGCCAGCAAAATAAGATCCACCCATGCCTGCCCTTTTGACACCGGCCTATCCTTCCAAATCCAGTGATCCATAATCTCACGATGAATACTCACATATCCTTTTCCAACATCACTCACCCAAGCTCACCTCTCTCCAATCGTTCCTTTAAATCCCGATATAAAATCTCCTTAATTAAATCACCGGAAGTTTCTTCTTTACAGAAAATGATATTCAGATTAAACCGCACCATAAAAGCAATCACAGAAGCGGTAAATGCCTTCGCATCCATCTTCGTCCTGTACTTCCCATTCAAAAGATTCTCCCAAGAAGCATTCTCCACAATCAAATAAATCCTGGCGCCCTGTTCCCTGGCTCTTTCAAACTCTTTGGTAAAGCGACTCCTTCCTTTGCAGAAACAAGCCGCCAATTCATCCAAACTCATTTTTCGTTCCACCACACAGACCGGTAATACCGTTGCAGCCGGATCATACAACTTTGTTCCATCCGGCAATGTAGCATTGTAGCTATAATCCCCGTAAGACAAGGTACACCGACAGTACGGGCACCCGAAACGCTTATAACGCTTCAATGCCCGCTCGGTCGGCTGTTCCCTTGTATCCACCAAGATTTCTATGCTGCGAAGGACCTCCTGCTGCTCATGCACATTCATTAATCAAAAGGCAGCTCGTCTGCCCCATCCGGAATCTGCATAAAACCATACTCATCCGTAGTCGCACCACCTCTGTTAACGCCATGCTTATTCAGCAGACGATCCTCCGGCAGACGATAACGATTGCCCCGAATCATTTCTACAGAACAAACCTGCGCAAAATTGGTTGCACGACCAATGCTGCCATCACGCTTTTCATATTCACGTTCATTAAAAAGACCTCCAATGATAAGCCCCTTGAACTTAGATTCATCCCAGTCAAAATGATAGCCCGGATTACTCTCCTCCAAAGCTTCGGTGAAAGTCTTGAAACGACGCTTTGTCCAACCATCCTGCTCCGTACCATCATCCTTTATCTCCTATCGATTCAACATAAACTTCACCAAAGCAGCAGTGCTTACCGATCGGACACTTCTCTTGGCAATATATTGGAACTAACAAGTTCATCTCTTTTTCCTCCTTTTTTGTCAGCATTTGCACCGTTTTTTCGACACCACAAAATTATTATATTCACTTTGTTGGAAAATAATTCCAAACAAAAAATCGGAACTAAAAGATAAGTTATTGCTTATCTTTCAGTCCCGATTGGCTCTTGTTGAATATCAATTTACCCAACGACTGTATGAACTTTTATTTCTTGTACTTTCAAGCTCCCATCTGAATTACGCTTAACTTGAACGTTTCCGCCTCTGTCACATATTCTATGGATAGCTTCAATTATCTTTATATCTTTCGCATCTAGAATTTTCCCAGATACGCTTTGTGTTATTTTTGTACTATTTCCGATCATAAACAACCTCCTAAAAACCATTTTCTGATGTATAAAAACTTTTCAACACTTCTTCTCCACTAAATTCACCCGTATCATCGTCTCCTAGTATAGGAAGTTCAAATATAGATGTTGTGGTTTTTCCGTCACGTCTTTCCAATATAGTCTCTTCAATAACTTTGTTGGCATTAAGATCAACCAAAACGAGAGATATCCATGCATTTGCTTTTACACATGATACTTTTCTATAAAAAGCTTCATATATTTCTCTATCAGGAAATACATATGTTAATTTAACCTTTTCAAATCTTTCCGGTTCAATCAACGTTTTTAGAAAATACTCTGCCTCATCATGAAACATAAAATCCGCTTCACATTCGAAGTCGATTCCTTCTGGTAGTGGTTCCCCTACAACTCCACGTCTTACTCCAATATAAGTCATGGTCTTATATTTCCAATATAAAGGTTCATATCCTTGAATTCGTATCAAAAGATTTCCTCTGCCACAACCAGATGCTATTGCTGGGACACCTTCATTAACATGAATTCTCTTTTGATATGCAATTGCAAGACCGCGCTCCAGTATTGCATTTGTAATGATATTTTTCATACGATTTTCCATATCAAAACGAGCTTCATCTTTTGAAGCACTACCTTCTCTTCTTTTTTCTTTTCTTTCCAGAAAATCTTTCGTAACCATTCCGTTAGCAATCGTCAAACTACCTAAGTGAACTTGTGACTCAGGATCTGCATGTATTGCAATTTTTGCTAATGTATCTAAAGCCAATGGCTGTGTTATTTTTCCATTAGCTATACGTGAAAATTTTGATGGGTTTTCTCCGCATTCATTAGCAAAGTCCGCCATTGTACGATTTATACCTTTTGCTTTTCTTATTAAGTTTGCCAACTCAGCTCTATCCGGAGTTCTTGTTTGAACATAATTTTCTGGATCTAGTACTGGATTTGTTATTTTAACATTTTTTTCCATTCTATTACCTCCTTTTAATTCAGACGAAGTGCCCTTTACTACGATTAAATATAACACCTCTTCAAAATTGTGTCAATATTTTATTTCATTATCTTGCATTTTTCTTGCAAGTAAATTTCTCTCCCTTTAAATTTTTAACAAAAAAGCCTGACATTAGTACAGAGACAGTCTTATATCTCTATACTCCGTCAGGCTTTGCTCACTACTCACTGTGTGGCGATTTGCTCAGTACGTTCTGTATGAATTTTTTGTTTGTGAAAGCTGACTGCAATCACAGCCCTGCAGATCGGACACTTAATCTTGATAACACCCTCCGTATCCGAATCCGCATCAAATAATCTCTTGTTCTTGCAGCAAGGACATCCAATATGTATCTCTCTTCCCATCGTTCCCATTCCCCTCCAATCAATGATAATCGTATGGAGAACGTAAACCTTTATGTGCAGGCTTCGATAGATGCGCTTCCGCTTCTTCTCTTGTAAGAAACAATCTGCTTCCTCTTACCGATATTCCGCCTTGCCCAAGGAATCGAACTATATAAAAATCTCCTTTTCTTCCGGTAACCACTACCTCAGTAATGATTCGGTTGCTTTCAATAATAAATACGTGTGAACCAATCTCTACCTTATCCTGCATAAATTTCGCCTCCTATTTCAGAAGGCCAGTCAAAAGGGAATTGTCAAACTGACCATTACATATTTAGTATCTTACTCTTTGTTCCTAATGTAGCGATGTCTTAATTATACGAACATACGTTCGTTTTGTCAAGAGTTTATTTCTTTTTCAAGGCCCGTTTAATGGACTTGACAGGTCTCCCTTTTAACTGCCATGCATCATGCCTTTTGATACTCCTCAATGCCTGCTGCAATGTCCGGGCACGACCATGCTGATGATAGGGACAGGAATAACTGTGTTTATGAAATATCACACACGCTCCCTCAGTAGGATACTCAGTGCAATGCAGATACCAATAATGCCCAGTGTTCTTGCTCTGAATCGTTACATCCCTGCCATCAGCAACGATAACATTGAAATAATCCGCATCCATCTTAGCCAAGCTCTCAGCATCAAACATCGGCACCACCCTCTCCGGCGAACCAAGCTTCCAATGCCTTATTCAAAATATCCTCAATATCCTTTGCCTCTTTCCCCACAAAATACTTCTTGGAAATCTTCTCAGGCACTTTAATGTTCAGCGGCTTATCCTTGGGCTCCACTGTCTTCGTCAAATAACGTCGCACCATGACTCTCGTTAATTCTCCGGAATGTCCACGCATCTTAATTACCATATTTACGGTAGGCTTTACATGTAAGTCCATCATTTCTTCATATACCATCTGCTGCTCTTCTTCCGTAAGAAATGAAATCTGAATACCAGCTTTAAAATCCAACGAATGATTATCCAACTTATTGCGAAGCGGCTTAATCAAATCATTTACTTTCAACAATCTTCCTACAGAACTGCTGGACAAGCCATACTCTTTTCCCACCGCTTCTCGATTGCTAAAAAGTTGGTCACCGTGACCAACATTCAGGGGAGCACCTTCCAGTCTGGCAACTTCCTCCATGATCTTCCCCCGATGTCGCTGATACAGAACCTTATCATAACGTTCTTTCAATACTGCTGCCTTCTCCGAAATCTCCAAATCCGAAAAGGACCTCTGCATCAAATTTGTCTCAATCACATACACATAAGCATCTTCATCCGGCAAATCTTTCTTGATAATAGCCGGTATCTCTGTAAGCCCTGCCAGCCTTGCTGCATTCTGCCTATTGTGACCTGAAAGCATTTCATAACCATCCTCTGTGGCTCTTACAATGACCGGATTTAGTACCCCATGCACCTTCACGCTCTCGATCATATCATCCAGACGGTCTCCCTCATACAAATAAAACGGATGATCATGAAATGGTTTGATGGAGTCGATGCTAAGCATCGTCACTCCACTCTTCATTTTCGCTGCAGGTACACTTACTGCTGTCTCCTCTGTTAACAAATCCACCGCATCAAATATTTTTCTTCTTTCATTAGTCTTCATATGTAATTAACTCCTTTGCAAATTTTCTATACGCAATACCAGCAGATGCCTTGGGACTATACTGCTCGATTGCTTTTCCGTAATAGATACTTTCTCCTACCTTTATGGTACTTGGAATCTTCGTTTCAAAAATACGAACCTTCTCCCGGAAACTACTTATCACTTCTTCCGTCAGCACCTTACAAAGACTTGTTCTGCTCTCGCACATAGTAAACAAAATTCCGGCAATCTCCAGTTTGGAATTAATGCGTCTTTTCACCTTTGTCACCGTCTTCATAAAATCCTGCAGTCCCATCATGGCCAGCAACTGCGGATTGACAGTGATGATAACTTCATCCGCTGCAGCCAATGCATTGATAGTCAAAGCTCCCAAAGAAGGACAGGTATCAATCAATATGTAATCATACTTATCTCTCAATGGCTCCAATACCTCTGCTAAGATTCCCTCAGCTCCCATTTCCAATCGAAGCTTCGCATCCACCACAGACAAATAAATGGACGAAGGAATATAATCCACACCATCTTTACTGCAGATAACGTTCTCCATTACCGGCACCTTGGCATCCTCGATCTGAGCCATCATCAAATGCCCGATTGTATCATCCAGCTCACTAATATTCTCTAATCCATAACAAGTAGTCAAATTAGCCTGGCTGTCAAAATCCACCGTCAAAACTTTCTTTCCCAGCTTACTCAATGCATACGCCAGATTGAGTGTGGTCGTGGTTTTACCCACGCCACCCTTCTGTGAACCAATTACAATAATCTTACCCACTAACGATACGCCCCTTTCTCTGCAACCATTCTGATCTGATGTTTTTCAAAATCGTCTGCATAACTTGCTTCTTTCCTTGGAGTGATCACTAACTTTCCATCCTCACACTCCACCTGAATCAAACTACCGATATCAAAGCCGGCTTCTTTCAGCCATTCCCCTTTCATAATGATCGTCGGTGTGTCCTTGTAATCCTCATATCTTCTAACGTTGTACACCTTCATATTTCTGATTTTCTTAAAAGCCAT